TGTTCCTATAGGTGCATCATTTTTTTTGTATGGTACTTCACCTGTTGGTATCACCCATTCTATTTTTGGGTCAAAAGATGCTTTTAATAACATTCTTAGTGAACTTGAATCGTTCACTATGAGTATTGCTACTTTCTCTGATTTTGTTTTCGCCTTATGTACTTTATCAAGTACCTCTGAAAACAATGGTGTAAAATTGCCTTGTCTTGCCATTTTAAAATTCTCCAATTTGTTCAGTTAGACTTTTCAGTCTTTTATCTATAAAATAATTTAATAGTTTACTTCTGTCACCACAAGTAGCACTCTTAAAATCATCTAAGATATCGCCTTCTAATTCCTCTGGTATATTATCCAAATTAATTAGTTTGTCATTCCTTTGATAATTTCTTTTCACTTCATCATCTAAATCATCAATGTCTTGAGCCAATATACTTTGTATCTTTTTAGATGTCAAAGGTCTTTGCCTTAAATCATCTGTAAAAGTATGGTCGGGTGATAATACATTTGGAATACCATCTGACTTGTCACCTTTTAGTATATGTTCTTTTATATAGACAACTGCGTCAACGCCATTTACATGTTTTTTAGTAATCGGACTGTATTGTCTTACATTGTCATATTTTTGTAATTGTATAAAGTCTTTATCACCTGATACAATCATGATTTTTTCACTTTGATAATGTTTACACACTATGGCGATTACATCATCTGCTTCTGCCCCATAAGTTTCTACAACTTTGTAGGGAAGAAATTCTTTTATTTCCTCTTTAATTTGATTCAGAACTCCGAAGATACTATCCCAATCTTTATCATCTGATTCTCTACCTTTTCTACGACTATGTTTATATTGTGGAAATAATTCTCTACGCCAATATGCCCTTGAATCATAAGTGAGAACTAATTCACCAAAGTCCTCGTTAAACATTTTTCGATACATTCTTACAGAATTTAATATCATATGTCTAACCATTTCCTCATCTAACTCACCTTTATTCATGTGCAAATGCATCATTAAAGATGCTAAAGAGATTTGATTCATGTCAACTAATATCATATTAAATTCCTGTTTAGAAAGGGTGGCCCGAAGACCACCCCACTAATTCTTAAATAATTAAGAACTGAATGCAACTCCTGTTCCATAAAGTGCTTTGATTCCAGCAGCGATAATTGTTTTATCTGCTCTGCCGTTCATCAATACTGCACCGACACCAGCGTTAATAATTGCTTGTGTTGGTTCACCCATGCGATATGAAGTACCACTAGCAGTTTTGTTAGTATAAATCATATAACCTTGACTTCTTAGTTTATCTACCATCGCTTGTGGCGAAGTTAAGTCAAATGTTGTTCTCAATTGTTTCCAAGTAACTACATCACCTCTTTCGAATGCATTGATTACTCTTTGTGTTTTTGATAGTTTCTTTCTACCCATATTATAATCTCCTATGATTATTGTTGTTTGTGACTAATTTTATGCCTCGTATAGTCTTATCGGCAACTACATTATTGTAATTCGTTTTAATCCTTGTCTTTGTCTTCATCATCTTTATCTTTCCACTCAGATATTTCTGTTGGGTCAGTTTCTAATTCTAAGTCTGATTCAAATGCTATCTCTGTTTGATTATCATCTTTAATATCTTCTGCCATATCAACTAATTCTGACAGTAATGGTGCATCAAATTTTGAATAATATACATCTGTACCATCTTCTGCTTGAGTAGGTGATGGTGCCATTATATTATCAAGTAATCCTTGTATAATATGTGGCAATTTTTCTTGTCTAGATAAAACACCTTTAACTGTTTCTGATAAAAATCCAATATCTAAACTGAATCTTTCATCTGTAATGTCATAATTGTATTCACTAATAGTATGAATTAATTGTACCATAATTCTTTCAGTTATAACTTCAATTCTTTCAAGTTTTTCTTGATATGCCTTGTGAGTATTATTTTTATCTAAAGCTTTATCTAACTTTTTCTTAACCCACTCACCATTGTTTTCTATTGGTTTTTCACCCCAAGGCCCAACAACTACATTATCTTTTTCATCTGTCATGATATAATCTTTTTCTCAACTGGTACAATTGCACCGATATAATTTAAATAGTTATCTCTAATATCTGTTTTAGGTTCATTGACTGTGATTATATTTTCTTCTTTAATATCAAATTCTTCATTCTCAGCAAATGGTATGAAAGGTGAAAAATATAATTTACTTTCTTGATTTGTACTAGGGTTTTGAGCCATTGGTATAAGTACAAAAGGTTTCTTGATTGTAGTAACTGTTTTAACATTGTCTGCATATTCTTGATTAGTTACTTCTGCTACAATGTCCTCACCTGTAGTGAGGCGTAATAATTTTACATCTGTCATTTTATTGTCCTGCCTTTTTTCTATAATTTTTTTTGTAGTTATGTGGTCCTGGCGTTTCTCTAAATTTCCTTAACCACCTTTGTTTACCAGCAGCTTTTGCTAGTCTTTTCTTTTCACTTTTCTTTATGAAATGTTGTCTTTCTCTTGTTTCATTTAAAATATCTGCTTTAAGAATTTTCTTTTTGAATATTCGTAATGCTTTATTGATATCATCACCATGAACTCTTACACCCAACCCAGATACTTTTTCCTCTGGTTGTTTTTTCTTAAATGGTTTTCGTTGTTCATAATTATGAACTGAAAACTTTTGTCTAGGTTTACTTGAACTACCTTTCATTAAATCCCTCTTTGTATATTTGGTTTGTTAATTGATAGACAACTGCCAAAGCATCATACTTGTTATCAAATCCTAACATTCCTAATGTATCTAAATTATTATCTAAAATTTCTAATGCATCATCTTCTGATATGTCACCACCTATTAATTTCTCAGCGGTCACATTTAGAATATTTTCTGCATCATCCATTATCATTCCTTTTACTGCACCCATATTACACCTCTATTAATTTACCGATTAATTTCCAATCATCTTTATGCATGTGGTGTTCTGTTTCTTTTTCTAAGAACGCCACTGCTTCTTTCTCAGACTTGAATGTCTTATCAAATTTGCTGTTAAGAATTCTTGGTTTTGCTAAAAATCTCATTACGCTGCCTCCAACATTGACAATGGAACTCTATAAGAACGACTTCCTATTTGAACTATTGCTTTTTTAATATTAATTTTTTTGACTGTACCCAACTCTCTTTTAGTTTTTTGTACAACAAAAACATCCATACCTACTTTTATACTAGATTTGGCGTTCATCACTTTTACATCATCAATAAAATCACCCAAGTCATTTAACTCTGATAGATTCATACCCATAATGTCTTTTCTTGTACTCTCTTTCATAATTTACCTCTCACGATTTTTGATTATGTAACCATTATAACAGCCTGTACATGCATTGTCAAGGATTATTTTGGTTTTTTTAATGAGAATGATTCTCATTTCCATTCAGAAGCTGGTACAGTTATATATTTACTGTCTTCATGAAATTTAGTGTAGTTTCTTCCTTTCATCAAAGCATACATGAATGTCAATCCCTGTATTTCATTTAATTCATTTTCAACTTTTGTTTCTTCTAAAGCTGTCATCATAGATTCTGTTAATTTATTTGCAATTTTACTCATATTTTCTCTCTCTTTCTCTAATCATGTATATACTATAACAGCTTCAACAACTATTGTCAAGAACTAATTTTAGGGTATATTAGAGTTTTATTATATGAGAATGATTCTCATTTAGGTTTGTAGATGGTAATGAGTTCTTCTTTTCCTTTGACCTTGATTTTATCAACTTCTACAGATTTGATGGTTTTGAGTTTTTCCATAGTATAGGAAGAATAGAGGGTAGATACGATACCACCATTTTTCTCTTTGTAGTTTCTTGTAGCTGCCTCTAGTCTAGCGGCAAGATTGACGGCATCTCCAATGACTGAATAATCGAATCTTGTATCACTACCCATATTACCAACTATGCATGTGCCTGTATTGACACCAGAACCTATATTGATATCTGGTAGTCCTCTTTCTTTGAAGTCTTGTTTTAGTCTTTCTGTTTCTTCTGCACATTCAATAGCAGTCTTGACTGCCATCTCTGCATGGTCTTCACAATCAAGTGGTGCATTCCAAAATGCCATAATACAATCACCCATGTACTTATCAACTGTTCCACCATTCTCTAAAACAATCTTAGTCATACGATTGAGATAGTCATTGATAACTTCAACTAATCCCTCTGGGTCATCTTTGTTTTTATAGTATTCTGATATTGGTGTAAATCCTACAATGTCCATAAACAGAAAACTCATCTCCTTTCTATCACCACCTAGTTTTAATTTACTTGGGTCTTTCTGTAACTCGGCAACTTGTCTTGGGTCTAGATAAGTTTCGAATTGTTTTCTTATTTGTTGTTTTAATCTAAACTCTAAAATAAATCTGTTAAAGATACTATGCATACCAACGATAGTGATGACAATAATTATCCAACTAACATCTGATAATATTAAATGTTGATTAAACAGATAATAAGAACCATAAACACTTATGCCATAGAGTGATAGTAAACTTAAACCAACAAACCAATAAGGTGTGAATCTTGCAATCAGTATAACTACAATACCTAGAATGAAAGATAAAACTAATTCTAAAAATGAACTTACATCATAACGATTAATTTGTTTACCATCTATCATAGTTTGTAATGTAGATGCCGATAACATATAATCATATTGTTCACCGACTGGTGTTGCAATAATTCCACCTAGACCTTCAGCAGTCATTCCTATAATTACAGTATGAGCATTAAATTTAGAAAAGTCACTCTCTGAAGCTGATATGGTTTCAAACTGTTTGTTCCAATGCAACCAGATTCTAGCATTTGGGTCTGTATTAATAATAGGAAAACCTGGCACTCTTATCGCTTGTACTCCACCATCACCTGCCTTAACTTGATAACTTGGATTACCTGTTGCAACTCTAATGACTTCTACTGCCATGGTAGGATAAGTATCTTGTCCTATTCTCATTATCAATGGTATTCTTCTTACAACACCATCTATTTCTGGTGCAGTATTGATTACTCCAACTCCATTTGCATTTTGTCCTAACTTTGATATGGGGCCTAACATACCATCCCACTCAAAAAGATATGGTAATGGATTTCCTATTTTTGCAACTCCTCTTGGAACAGAGTTTTTATTGATTTGAGATGTACCGACTTGTGCAATTACAACTCCATTGTCTATCAATGTTTGTGATAGTATATCATCACCACCTAGTCTATCTTTTTCTGAAAATAGTATAGGTATCATAATGACACCAGCACCTGATTGTCTTAAATTTGTTATGACCTCTGCAATGACATCTCTTTTCCATGGCCATTGTCCATACTTCTCTATAGACTTTTCATCTATTGTAACTATACCAATATCTTTTGATAATTCTTTTTCTTCTTGTTGTATGAGAATGTCAAATGATTTTAACTTTAGTATCTCTTTGATATAAGGTTCTTGTAAACCTATGTATGTAAGAACGACTAAAGTTACAAATGCGAATGTCCAATGTGTTATAAATTTTTTCATTAGTTTTGTGTGACTGTTGCTGAACAACTTGCACTATTACAATTTTGTTCAAGGTAATAATTTTGGTCTGTTGAACTATCCTGTGTCAAAGTAACACTAGAACTATTACCACTTAAATTTACTGTCGCATTATGATTACCACTTCCATCTTGTGTTATATCTACACTATGACTATCAGTTAGTGTGATATCTAAAAAGTGATTACCTGTACCTTTTTGGTCTACGGCAACATTGTTAGAACTATCTATGTCTAACCACAATTTTTTATCTCCTGTTTCTGTCTGGTCTACATCAACATTATTATTACTACCAACTATCTTAACATTCATATAGTGTTCACCTACATAATTAATTGCTGATTGGTCTAAGTCTACATTATTTGTTGAACCCAATATATCTAATATTGCTCTCTGGTCTTGATTTTGTGTAACTGCAACATTGTTTGATGAACCTATTATATCTAGTCCTAAAATATTATCGTTACCTATTTGGTCTAAATCTAAAGCATTATTATCACCAGTTATTACAGCTGTTGAAGTTAAATCTGAACCTATAATTAAATTATCATCACCATCTTGTAATATATTTAAAGTGTTATTATTTCCTGTTTGTGTAATGTATAACTGATTACCACTTATAGATTTATTTCTAGCTGCATTAAATTCTGTTGTTTGATTTGAAGTTATACCAGATTGTATTGATGATGAATATAATCCTTCTTCTTGCATTGCAGTCAATAACAATGCATCCATGTTAGAAGCATATGTGTGGGTTGAAAGAAACTGTCCATAACCAAATGTTACATAAACTGAACCACCATTTGAACCATAATCCCATTTATGTATCATTGAAATGGTTGATGTGGTTGAGTTAGCTGCTACCATTGTACCACCACTCACATTATACATATATTTGTCTGTGCCTGGCAAAGTATTTTCACTAGAGGTACTACTTGCATAATCACCTCTCCTTACACTTGCATAACATGTACTACATCCACCAGCTTGTGTAAAACTACCTACACTTAACTTACTTTCAATTAGTGCTTCTATACTGCTATTTCTGTTAGTCGCACCATTACTACCTACTATAAGTAATTTACCACCATTAGATACATAACTTTCATAATTTGTTTTACAACCACTACCACAGTTTGAAGCACCTGTAATATCAATGACTAAATCTTTGCCTGATATATCAGTAGAGCTAACTGTACCACTTGTACTACTAGATACAGTATAACCTAAATCTTCTAATTCAGATTTTAAATTTGTGTATTGAGAACTAGTATTATAATCTCCACTATTTTTATAATAGATAAAGGCGGTATCAGCCAATACAGAGGTACTAAAAAATAGTAGAAATAGTAAACTACTGAGCTTGATATATGTTGATATCATTTTCTACTCCCCCTATTTCATAATCTATAATTTGAAAATCTTGTTGTGTAATATTTAAAACATAACCATATTCTTTGTTAAGTCTTAACTCAATATAATTACCAGAGGCGTCTTCTCTACTCCAAAACCATTGTGGGTCTTCATCTAATAAAGTGATACCTGTTTCTGGGTCTTTTCCTAATCTAACACCTATTGTTGTTTTATCTTTGTCAAATTCATTTCTCATTAACTTTGCAAACTCTTTGTTGATTTGTTCTAATATATCAACCAAAAAGTTTTGTTCTAAGAAATCTATATCTAATCCTGTTACCCAATTATCTGTTTCTTCTTCTAGATAATCTATTTCTAAATCATCAAATTCTAAAAAATCTAAGTCTAATACATCTGCAACTTTCATATAAGATTCTTTACTCATTTGTTTTTCTATCTCTTTTGGTTTTGATATGATTAACAAGTTACTAATTAATCTTTCATCTATGTCTAGTGTTACAGGTTTCATAGGATTACTTGAAACTGTTTCAACTACTGTAGCTTGAAATGCTTGATTTAGTATCACCTGTCCAGCATCACTTGTTACATCAATCTCACCTACATAACAGTTACCATTTACATCACAAGATGGCAACAATATAATTGTAGAACTTCCTGTTTCATCTATGGTCATTGAAAAGTCTGTTCCACGAACACCGATTGTTGCAGTTGGTGTTTTTATTTTTACATTTTGTTTTGAGTTTTTTGCAATCTGTCCAGATGCGTACCTTACTGTACCCAAAGATGCCTTGAGAGATAAGGCACCTGTTTTTGTGTTTGGGTCGTATACAAACTCATCAATTAATAGTTTAGAATGTTGAGTAACATCAACTCTAGTTTCATCTATAAATTCTATAGCAGTTTTACCCTTTCCTGTCTTAACTGTATCGTAAGAAAAGATATCTAAATCTATCTTACTGTCAAACTTATCACCTTCTTTTCTCTCAACTACACTATTACCTTCTTGCAAAATAACATCACCGATTACTTTTCCAAAAGTATTCGTACTAAACAAAACCAAAATCATAATAAAAATTATTTTCATATTAGTCTGTTTGTGTTATATCAATATCGTGATTATCACCAGATGTTGTTAAGTTTATTAAGTTATCGTAGATACCACTTTGTGTAATATCAACATCAGCAATAGAACCTGTATGACTGTGTACTAAAGTATGTCCATTAGTATCACCATCACCATCAATATCAATTAAGTAATTATTTGTATCACCATTGATTGATAATGTCATGATTACAGATGTACCATCTATAGTAGCAGCTACAACATTACTATCACTACCACTTGCACCTGTAATAGATACTGTTGCATTACTAGCATCAGCGGTTTCACCTATATCAATATCAAGGTCGTTACTTGAACCTACCCAAACAATAGATGCAGTTGCAGTACCACAAGATGAGTTACCATTTGTGCTATCACAATTAAAATCTATATCGTTAGAATCCCCTGTTACTGAGAATGTGCCTGTATAAGTTGCACCATTAACATCAAAAGTCAAGACATTGGAATTACCAACTTGTGTAATTGCTAAGTTAGTTGTAGCACCAGATACAGTTGAAGCTGTGGTGCTATTACCTACTGTGTTGTTCTGACCATCTTGTGTTACATCTAAATCTAGGTTTGAACCAGATTGTGTGATGTAAATATCATTTGCATATACTGATAACGAAATAAACATCAACATAATAAATGCGATTATTTTTTTCATTTCTTTTCCCCTATTTTATATTTCCACAACTTCTGTGCTTCACCCTTTTCAATCATTTGTAAAACTGCATATTCTATTGCAGAGCGAACAGCATAGTTAGTTGGTTCATTTATCGCAACTCCAGATTCAATCTCTAGTGCTTTAGTTCTCATATCAAAAAATCTAAAGACATCAGTACCTGTCTGAAAACTTGCGATAGTTTTTGTTGCAGTAACTGTCATCAAGACCTCTCCTGTCTGTACTGCAATCAACCTCATTGCAACAGTTACTTGGTCTGTTCGGTATTGTTGTGATACACCGATACCAAATACTCTTGCACCCTCTCCCCCACTTTTTACATTTGAATCATAACTAACAACTCCACCTTCAACGATAAGTCCAGCAAACAATAATGGTTTTAATACATTAGATGCTTTTTGTTGACCCTCATACATTTCTCTTGTTGACCTAATCAACTGTCTTTCCTTTACAAGACTAGGTAGTGCTGACCTTTCAACAACAGTAAACCAATTCCCATTACTTACTTTTTTAAGAGCAGAAATTAAATAAACATCTGGCCCTTGTGTAATCGCTGTACTCAGTTGTGAAAATTTTGAGTTTGGTTTTCTTTGTCCTGTTCTATCTGGAAAACTATAAACAGCAATCGTAATTTTAGGTTGGTCTAAATCTGGTACATTAATTAATAATTCAGATGTTACAGGTGTTTCTACGAAAGGTTTTTCTGAAAATTCAGTATAGTGGTTGTGGGTTGTAGCACAACCTGACAAAAATATCAGTCCTATTATTGTAGTAATTATGTAACGCATTATTCATACATATCCTAAAAAATAAAATCTCCAACTGGCACAGATAATGTTGATACTGTTCCTGATGGGTCGGTTATTGTTAATGTTATAGTTTCTGTTGAAGTATCTTTTACCCAATAAATTTGAGAACCTTCTACTTCTGCTGTTCCACTTGTTGCACAATCGGTTGTACAACCCTCACCAAACATATTGTCAACTAATTGTTTGGATAGGTTGGCATAAATACGACTTTCCACATTAGCAATAAATTTATTGATTGTTTTGTTCTTCTCATCTCTCTCTGCTTGTGCTATAGCAGATTTATTATCTTTTATAACATCATTTTTTCTAGTATATTGTAACTGTTCTATTGATAATGCGTGTTGGGAATAACCCTCTTTACTGAAAGATGGGTTTCCAAACTTGTGAACTAATTCACTTGCTGTGCTAGTATTGGTCAAGGATATACATAATAGAAAGGATACTAACACTATTTTTCTATATTCTAGTGTTATCATGTATGTATTTATAAGAAATGACTTATTTGAAGCTCTTCTTTTTCTGTTTTTCTCTGAGCTCTAGAACAGTATTAACCTTACTTCTAAGTCTGATGATGTCATTATCTAACATTCTGACCCTATCAATAAGTGCTATGAGGACTGTATTCATCTCACCTAGTTTCTTTTTGATAGATGTGGTTACATATTTGTAGATAAAATAGATAAACCACCCCATACCGATTGATGCAATCGTGGCAAATCCATATTGATTTAAAATATCTATGATGGCACTAGTAGTCATTAATCACGCCTCGCATCTGTTTTACCATCTGCTCTAGATATTCTTTCTTCGTCTGGTTTCAAATCTAGTGCGTGTGATATTAATAAATCTAATTTTATCATATCGTGATTCATAGTTTTGATTCTGTTGTCAAGTGCCATAATAATTCCATGCATACCTTTCACTTGACCGACAACTGATTCTAAAATATATTTAATAATTAAATATATAAAGAAACCCATAACTGATGCTGCCGCTACAGGTAATCCAAACTCTGCAAGTATTTGTAAAAACATATTCATAGTCTATTATTTATCAAACAAAGAAACAAAGTATTCTGCATCTACTACAACTAATGGTTTTACTTTATTTCTTTTAATTACAACTACAGGTTCATACTTACCAGAATTATCTTCTGCTTGTTTGTATGCTTCCCATACATTTACTTTCTCTTGGTTTTTACATTCAATAGACATAGGAAACTTTTCTCTAGCAGCTCTTGCCATAATTAAATCTTCTCCACCAGCACCCATACTTCTAGATTCAATATCTTCTGGGTGTACTTCTAATTTTTCAATTAAAAGATTTCGCATCCATTGTTGTAGTTTTCTACCTTTTGCTTTTGCTGATTGTGTTTTCATAATTTATTTTGCAGTTAACATAAAGTCTATTGCATATCTACCTTTATCACTAATAATTAAATCGTTTGAATGTGTTTGGTTTGAATCAAAGATTAAAAAATCTGTAGGTTCTAATTTATATGCGACATCATTACATATAAATCCACCACCATCTTTCTCACTACTCCAATCTGAATTTAGTAATCCTAAAACTTTTAGTTTACCCTCACCCCAATTATCAGTATGAAAGTTTGTTGGTGTTGTTTTATCTTTCAAACTTACAGCACAAAAATGCATTGCTGGTTCAATGTAATCTTTACCACCAGCATCATATATCTGTGCGAGTAATCCTATCGCAACTCCAGCAAGTAGTGGATTATCATATTTACCATGAGTTACTATATTTAATTTTGTTAGATTAATTTTCTTATAGTTAACATCATTTTCTTCTGTATTTTCCCATAGTTCAACACTAGGTATCATATGCATAAACATATCTAGATAGGTCTTTGAACATACATTTTTTAATATTACAGGTTCAAATGTCATAGGGTTCGTCATCATGTATCTCTTGTATCACTAATTCTTGGTCTAATTCTTCCGAGCAAAATGGACAAAACTTTATCAAGTATTGTGTGTCTAATAATTCATATTCTATTGTAAATGATGCTTCGCATGATTCACATACTACTTCTTTAGTTGCCATAAATATCCCTATTAGTTATATGCAGTTTCCCATGTTCCAGATAAGCCTGCAACTTCGTATTCAGTTACACGATTTTCAAAGAAGTTTGTATGGTCTGCACCATTTAAAATCCACTCTAACCATGACAAAGGATTTTCTTTTACTTTGAATGTTGTTTTTAATCCTAGTTGTAATAATCTTCTGTCTGTTATATATCTGATATATTGTTTAACATCATTAGCAGATAGACCTTCAATATCACCTAAACTATATGCTAGGTCAATAAACTTATCTTCTAATTTTACAATCTCTCTTGCCATTAAATATATTTCTTTTTTAAATTCATCATCTACAAGTTTAGGATGTTCTGCACAGAATGATTTAAATAAATTTGAGTTACCTTCTACATGCATAGATTCATCACGAATAGACCACTCAACTACTTTACCCATTCCTTTCATCTTACCAAATCTTTGGAAGTTAAGTAACATAACAAATGATGCGAATAAAGCAACACCTTCATTGAATACAGATTTTGCCAATGCAAGTGCAAGACCTCTATGTGTAGTGTTGTCTGACTTTTGCATAAACTCTAATTTATCTGCCATCTCTTTGTATTCTAAAAATGCGTGATACTCACTATCTGGTAATCCTAGTGTATCATTAAGTAATGCGTATGCTCTTTGATGCACACCTTCACGACTTGCAAAAGAACCTAACATGTTTCTAACTTCATTGTTTTTAAATTTAGGAATAAATTGGTCATAGTAATTTTGACCAACTGCAACATCTGATTGTGTAAACAGTCTTAGTATATTTGTAATGTAATCTTTTTCTACTTGTGTTATCTTATTCATTTTCCAATCAGTAACATCTTCTGATAAGTCAACTTCATCTTCAATCCAATGTGCTTTTTCGTGTCTAATAGTTAAGTCAACAGCGAATGGATAATAAAATGGTTTATAAGTTTCTGATAATTTTGTAAGAGAACCACCTCTACCTTTTAAAATTGTTTCTTGTTTTTTAAGTAACTCTGCGTATCCACCGATACGATTACCATCTACAAAGATTTGTGGAACTGTATTAATCTGTGGTAGTTTTAATCCTAGTTGTTCTTGACTATGATTTATTCTTTGAAAAAATGCTAATCTATCTTCTTCATTGTCCATACAATGTTCAATAATGTCTATGTTAAATTCTTTGAACCATTGTTTTGCTTGAACACAAAATGGGCAATCTGTTTTGGTGTATACTTGTACTTCCATTATTCTCTCCTTATCCTTGACAAGCTTCACAATCTTCTTCTTGTGAAACTTCTGAGTAGTCTTTTAATTTGTTTAACTTAACTTTTTCAGAAACATTTTCTGCTCTGTTAGATGTTTCTGTTCTTAAATAATATAAACCTTTACATTCGTGTTTCCACGCTTTCATGTGTACATCATGTAAATATCTTTTTGAAGCACCTGCTGGAAAGAATATATTAAGTGATTGCCCTTGACACAAATATTGTTGTCTATCGCCACCTTGTTCTATTATGACCCTTTGGTCTATTTCTATTGCAGTTTTAAAAACTTCTTTGATACTATCATTTATAAAATCTAAATGTTGAACCGAACCACCATTAGTAATGATTGATGTCCATACCTCTGGTGTGTCCATATTTATATTTTTTAATTCTTCTTTTAAATATCTGTTTTTTATTAAGTGTGAACCTGCTCTTGTTCTATGTGTATATGCATTTGCTTTATGTGGTTCTATTGATGGTGAACAACCTGTAATCATAGAACTATTTGCATTTGGAGCAATCGCAAGTAGATGTGAGTTTCTTTTTCCTGTTCCTTTCATATCAGAACACTCACCTTTTTCTTTTCCTAATATTTTAGTTTGTTCTACTGCATCACTTTTTATCTTTGAAAAAATTTCTATATTTAATTTTTTTGCATCAACAGAATCAAAAGGTATTCTATGTTTTTGATATAACGAATGTAAACCCATAGCACCTAATCCTAATGACCTTTCCATCTCAGCAGAGTATCTTGCACGACTAATAGAATCTGGTGCATGGTCTATAAAAAATTGTAGTACATTATCTAAAAATGTAATTAAATCCTTTACAATATCTGTATCTTTCCATTCATCATATAACTCTAAATTTAAAGATGATAAACAACATACCGCTGTTCTGTCTTCATTTGTAGGTAAATGTATTTCGTTACATAAATTTGAACCATGAATTTTTAGTCCTTTTCGTTTCATAGGTTTTGGTAAATAACGATTTGCAGTATCAATAAAGTTTATATATGGTTCACCTGTTCTAAATCTAGTTTCTAATACTGCTTCCCATATCTTACGAGCTTTATGTGTTTCTCTAATTGTTTCATCATTTGGGTCTAGTAAGTTCCAATCTTCATCATCTTCCACAGCAGTCATAAATTCATCACTCACATTGACTGCGTGGTGGATATTTAAACACTTTCTACCAACATCCCCTGTAGGTATCCTAATTGTTAGAAACTCTAGTATATCAGGGTGTGAGATGTCCATATAAGCGGCATATGACCCCTTTCTGGTCTTCCCTTGACGATATGCAGTCATATCTGCATCTACTGTATGTAAGAAAGGAACAGGGCCTGGAGCGATTTCTGATACTGAACGAACATCTGACCAATGACCACCAACACCCCCACCTTTAACTGACAACCATCTTAACTCTGATGTGTGTTCAATCAATCCCTCTAGGGTATCTGGCACATAGGATAGAAAACATGATATAGGTAATGCTTTTACTTTCTCATTTGGTTTTGGTGCATTTGATAATACAGGTGATGCAAACATAAACCACTTATTAGAAACATAATTATAAATTCTTTGAGCAAGTTTCATATCACCATAACAGTATGCTCTAGCAGCACGAGCAAATGCCATCTGGGGTGATTCTTCTCCCTCTTTACAATAGTATTCTTTTAATAATTTTTCTGCCTGTGTTGAAAGTAATTCATCTTTATCTGTGTCTATATTGATTCCTAGATAAGTTTTTTTCATTTTTTAATTCTACCTTTTTCCAAAATACGAATTGTGTTTTCGCTTGAATACCAGAATACACATGTTCATTTATAATTGTTTTAATTTCTGTGTCTGTTCTACCAGACAACACCATTTCATTTATATCTTTTTCTTTCACATACTCAGGCCACAACACAACTGAGTAACCATCATTTATAAATCTTTCAATCTGTTTTACAATTTCTTTATTGCGAGGTTCATTATCAGGAATTAAAATTACATTATCTTTCTTATTTTTAATTCTTAAATCTGATTGAGCAGTTGCAATACAGTTTTCTAAAAACAAACTATCAATCGGGCCTTCAACAACATAAACTTTTTTATTCCAATCTACATTGTTAAGACCATAAACTTTATCTTTTTTTGAATCAAGAATAATAGTTATGTATTTAGGATTTTCTTTTCCAAATGCTCTTCCTTGAAAAGCAAACATTTTATTCTGTTCATCAAAAAATGGTATCACTAATCTTGGATGGTCGCCATCTAAGTTAGGAAATTTATTTGGTACTAAACTGTTTACCCATTCATAAAACTTTGGAGCAAAAAATAATTGATGATGAGTATGACTTGGTATCTGTCTACCATCTACAAATTTTTTTACAGGGTGTGTATGCTCCAATGTTGATACTTTGATAAGAGATTTTAATGGTGAATCTCCTAACAAAATTCTAGTCTGTTTGAACTGACTTATGTCTGGTTCTACTTCTTTCTTTTTGTACCTTTCAAGTATATATTCATTATGAATTTTTGAATCTACATGTTTCAAAAAGTTCTTAAAACTTGCACCAACTCCACAATTATGACACTTATATATCATAGAATTCTCTTTACGAAAGATGAATCCTCTTGATTTAGTTTGCGACTTTTGAGAATCGCCACAATATGGACAACGAAAATTGTACAGTCCATCATTCTTTTTCTTGAATAACTTTAGCTGTGGTGATACTATCAGTAGATAC